GGCATTAAGCAACGCATTAACGCAATCTTGTAATGTTTCATTGAGAAAATTCATGTCTTGCTGGTTACCATATTCGTATATACCCTTGTTAAGGTTTCTGAGTACTAATTCAAGAGGTCTTACAAAGCTAAATTGTAATGTAAGGTAAGCTAATGATGCTTCTTGTTTGTTCATTGGTTTCATATTCGTGTTATTTTTAGGTTGTTTTTTTTGAGTTTGAAAGCAGTTTTTAGACTTGCTTAGGTCTTTTTGTTATATAGCCTTTATTTTTTTTAGGTAATTAAGATTGTTGGTATATATTATTTCACCTTTAGCTTCTGAAAAAAAAGAATTTTCTTTTGTTGTATCTATAAGAAAGATGGCATTAATAGATTCGTCTATATCAATAATTACCCCTTTTTTTGATTTTAATCTATTAAATTTATTAAGCTCTTTTTTATCTATAGACGATTGAACCTCATGTTTCGTTACACTATATATTTCAATTTTTTCACCATTATAGCGAGCAAATTCGCTTTTTATACACTCATTATTTAAATAATAATCTGTTATAAAATGAGTTGTTTTACAACCTTTATTTATTAATTCGTCTGCATATTGTAAGGCTTCTTTTTTTTCTTTGAAACTTTTAGATGTCTTAGCTACCTCAGAAGACCAATAATTCAAATTAGGGCTTACAGTGTATTTTTTCATTGCTGTCATATTCGTATTATTTAATGATTAATATTCTTGTTTCATTTTGACAGTGCAAAGGTAATTATTTTTGTAATTACAAATAGTTAATAAAATAATAAATCTTTCTTTTAGTAATGTTAAATGTAATTACATATATATTTACATATAATATATATACGTATCTTTGCAAAAAAATAAATAGGAATATGGCAAGAGTAAAAACAAAGGTCTTTCAGATAAGAGCATCAGAAGAGTTTATGTCAATATTAAAATCACTCTCCGAAAGAAAAGGAATGTCGCAAGCTAACCTAATAGAGTACCTTGTACGTAAGGAATCGGACGCCTTGCAACAAAAGGAGCAGTACGAGCAGGATAAAGAAAACACCACTCTATAATTTAGGAGTGGTGTTGTTGTTGAAAGAAATTAATAAACTAATATGAAAATGGTATAGAATTACAATATTTTATCCTCTACTTCTTTGCAAAGTTGTCGGTATTCTGTATTCTCGCACATGCTAATATGTTCTTTGCGATAATAGGCAGCGCTTGTGATAGGAATATCTAAGAAAGCGGCAACTTCTTTTTGAGTAGAAAAAGAATGTTTGTAAGCAAGTCCGCAAAATAATTTCAGGTATACATTTCTCCCTTTCAGAGGTTCTTGGGTGATGTCCTCAATGGCTGTTTTAATTTTTTCAAGCATGGTATATCAGTTGTTAGTTGTTAGTTGTCAGTGGTGGTTAATTCCTTTTCTATGATTGCTTTGAACTCGTCAAAGCTGTAGCATACATAGTACTTATATCCGAGCGCCTCGGCTTTTTGTTGAAAGGCTTTTTGGTTGTCAGTTTGGCGATTACCTTTTACTTTCATCTCTATGTAAATTATCTTTCCTTTAGGAAGTAATACATTTAGGTCTGCAACCCCTGAGAGTACTCCCTCAGCTTTGAGGCGTTGTGCTTCTCGAACGTTGCGACTGCCACCATTAGGGACGGCATATATCACGAGGTTAGGATACTGGAGCCTGAACCATTTCACACAGGAGGTTTGTAGGGTGCTTTCTTGGTGTTTCATAGGGGTACATTACTTTTTTATTGTCACTTTAAATTTTTTGTCCTTATGCTCTTTTTTGAATTTTCTTCCAGTTCTTATCAAAAAGACTAACCCAAAAGACTCTTCTACTTGAACCATTATCTTACGAGTTACCATAAACAGGTTTTTAGGAGCAAATTCAAAATCCTTAAGGTGTTGTATTTTTTTTAAGGCTTCATCTTTGGTTATCATTCCTAAGTCGTAATTCATAATATGACCTATTACATACATAGCAAGTTGTCCATAACATCTGAATAATGGAACTGAGTTGTTATACTCTACATCAGCGCAAAAAGCATATACATCTTTATGGTCAATGTTTAGTGTTTTTAGTAATCCTTCGTATGATTTCATCTCCTCGGTTAGGTTAATACACTTATCTGCTTGCTCGTTCTTATCACAGATAAAATCTTGAGGGGTGGTCTGTCCTCCGAATATATCATTTATCATATTGGATACATTCTCCGCTGTGTGATAGTCATTCTTTGACTTCATTAAGGATTGATGTAGGCATCGCTGACTATATAAGTGAGCAAACTTAATAAGGAGAAATGCTTTCATTATACGAAGACTCCTTTTTAGCTGTCTGCTGTTCTTGTTCTTTATTTTAGGGGTTGTTACATTTGTTGTCATTAGGCGGCTTTGTAGTTAGTAATTACTCTTAGAAGTTGTTGTTCGTTGGTTAATATTCCTTGTTCTATGAGTTGTATAATAAACTTTTCAATATCAGAAATTAGCCTTAGTTCCTTGTCTGTTGCCGTGTCTCTTATACCTCTTTCATGCCGCCCAAATACTTTATTATTGATTTCTCGGCAATAAAGGGAATATTCAGGATTTGGGATAATAGAAGCAATTGCCCTGTTCATAGGTACAAACTCACTTCCTGCTAATATTCGGTTGAAAATAAGACTATCAGTGAGCCACATTACCACTTTTGCATATATGAGAGGGTTTAGTTCCATAGCCAATAATACCCATATATAAGGGTCTGCATAAGTTGCTTTATTTTCTCCTCTCCCTGTAGTTTTCCAAACACCCAATCCTTTGAGTACTTTTATAAAACCTTCATTTTTAATAAACTCCATAAAACTAAGAAAACTTACTTTTATCATACCCCTCTCATTTAGAATATGATATACCCTTTCGATGAAACCCTGAGAGTTCATTATCATAGATATATTTTTCTCGCTCCACCCATACTGAAACCTTGCTTTTTCGTACGCTTTTATAAGATCAGTAACGGATAGACTTTGTCCGTTTTTGGTGTTTTGTTTGATGATTATGCCAAATAAATTACGGTCGGCACTCTTCATTACTATATTTGTTTTCATAGATTTACTATATCCTTATTTTGTTAAATACTTACAAAGCGCAAAGGTACAAAAATATTTAAACTATTCCTACAATTTTTTTATATAATTATTTGAAAATGAGTGACATTTACACATGCAAAAACGTATGTAAAAACGTATGTAAAAACGACAATAAAACCAACAATAAATATAACTCATTTTGTTAAATTATGATTTAAAAGCCAAGTAAATAAAGGGTTACGAGGATACAGAAATAAGCTCCTTATAACCCTAAATCATTACTTTTTTATTCGTAAAATACTATTAACTTAGCATCTTTTGCCATAGCATGTTCTATCCTTGCTCCTTGACTTTCCTCCCATCCTTGTAACATGTATATACCCTCACATTGCAATAGGTTAGCAATATCCTTTGCAATATGTGCCTCCCATGGGTCTGTTTCAGATAGTCCGTTACAAAGAGGATTGGTAACCTCGTGTCCTAATGATTGGAGTTTGTCAGCGACATCACTGAACCTCTTACGAGTATGAGAGAGGTCTGTCCCACTAATCTTTCCTGAGATATATAATTTCATATTCTTAACTTTTTGACAATGGTTTGTACTTGTTCCTTGAGTTGTGTCCGTGTGCATGTGTTATCAATCACAAAGTGAAAATCACTATCAGGCACATCGTCAAGGTCTGTTTCGGAGGGATGGGTATCCCTATTGCCCATTCTGCATTTCACACGGATAAAGACAGGGTCAAGTAGTTTCATTTGTTCGTATTCCACTTTGAAGCGCATGTCTGTAATAATCACCCTTGGAAATTCGTAATTCTCATACGCCAATCGCCTTAGCATTAGCTTAGCGAATATATCCTCTCCTAGCAGTTCCTTGTAAAAGTCGGCTGTCTTTCGGTACAGCTCCCTTATGGTTAGGTTACTCTGTATACCATTGACAGCTACTAATCGGTTTTCCTTGTATAGGTCTAATGTGTATGAGTTTGTTCCTACTGCTTGGGACACTATCTCTTTGACTGGCTCGGCAAAGGCTCTTAGTGCGTATTTACGTTGGGTGTAGTCATTGAATAGATTAGCTACGGTGTCCTTTCCTACTCTTTTCTTTCCTGATAGTACAATTAAGTTCTTATTCATAGTTAAAATCAGATTTATCTTCAATATATTGCCTTAGGCTTACAAAGCCTCTTAAATTCTTATTGAATCCCTTTGCTTCATTAGGGATAGCTAAAATATTAAGCTTTTCGCTTTTTTCACACTTTCCTTTTATCCAAGTATCATATTCATAATCAGTCATACACTTAGCACAATGAGATATGACAGAAAAATGTCCTGACTCAACACATTTATCATATATGTTTTTAGCTTTTTCTAATGTAAGAACATCATCATCATTAATAGTTGTATAACTTACACGGGCTGTCATAGCACAAGAAAGCATAATTTTATCCTTCAAACTCATTTCAGGAATAAATTCTGGTCTTTCACTAAAAGGAATATGCCATTCATCATCATTCATTATTACTGGAGTAGATTCATTCAAAGCATCATACATTTTCTCTGCTAAGTCCATAAAGTGAATTTCAGCTTGCCCTTTATTACGTTGTAACCACCACAAATCATCTTTCTTAGATAGCTGAGGAAATTTCTTTATCACCTCTTTTTTACTTTTAAAAGATGTTTTTGTATCACTTCCTGCTAATCTTAGCACATCATTAGAAATATCATAAATAGGACATCTCTGTTCAAATAAATGTTTAAAGGATTCACGAGTGCCGGTGCAGAGCTGTGTTACCCACATGAAAGGTTCAAGGATTCGATTAGTAAGTTGTTTTGTGATTCCATTATTGTATAATTGATAAGCACTTTCTACAGCAGTGTCTTTTGCTATTAACCATTTAACTTCAAGGTAATCTATTTCCTCTCGATTAGTTATGTATTCTGTACCTTGCATTCCTTTATGATGGGTTTGAAAAGCCAATGGCACGAAAGGTTCTTTATCGACAACCTCAACCATTTTCTCAAAAGGTATGGCACGAGATGAAGATGTGTTTTTTTCTAACATCTTGTAAGTATTCACTTCACTAAGAATAATACGTGGAAATGTTAGTTTATAGGTGATTATCTCTTCACCTGTATTAGCTCTTTTACTATGAGCTACTATTTCTGCTTTGATTTTATCTTTCATATTGACATTATCTTTAAATAAGTCATCGATATTTAAATTATCAATGTTACCTAAGTTAATTTGTTGTCCAATAATGGCTCCTTTATTGTTTATAATTTGCATCATTTTCTTTTTTAATTAATCTTTCTCAAATTTACCGTTAATCATTTTTCCAGTTCTGTTTTTTATCTCGTTGTAAGCGATGTTCAGACAGGCTTCTAAGGTTGTGTCTTCTGATAAGGCGATACAATGGAGTATGTAAAGTATATGCTCTATTTTATAGGAGTATAAATATAGTTTCTCTTGTTTATATTCTACCTCAAATAGTTCTGCTAATATATTATTAGCAGATATAGCGGATGTAGTTTGTGAGATATTATCAAGAGCTTCCTTTGGATAAACTTCTTCATAGTGAAAAATGAAATCCAAATTTTTTAAATAGCAATGGTTAATAAGGCAAATCATAGTATCACCTATTGCATCTTGGATAGCTGGCTTGTCATTGTCATAACACGCTTTGATAAGCTCGCCAACCTCTTCATGGGTCTTAAGGAGTTGGTCAAATGGGGTGCTTTTATCAAAAATTCCCCTTTCTTTTGCCCACTTATGAATAAGTGGGACGAGTTCTTGAATTGTTTTATTCATTTTTATAAAGGTTTTTAAGATTAAAAACTACATACACAGCCATCAGCTGTTTCAAATGGAAAGGATAGCTGTATGGGTTCTTGGGCTAACTTCACCAATTCGTCTATACTCCTATGATCCCTAAACATAGTACTCTGATAGGTGCTTTCCATTTCCTTAAACCAATCAATAAAGCGGGTACCATATCTGATGTTATCTATAAGGTTAGGAGTACTCTTTTTCCAACACAACTCGCAATTGCCAAACTTATTATGTATTCCGAGTTTGAAAGGTTGGCTATCCCAAAATTTATTAAGCTCCTGCTGTCCGATAGGCACTTCAAAGTCTGTCAGTAGTGGAAATATACGCTTAGTGTCGACTTTTATCTCTGCCCAGCTAATACGCTTGGGCATATCCTCCTTGCGATAACCAATAGCTAATTGATAGCTGTCCTTCCCTTTTCCGAAGATGTCATTAGCAAACTTCTTAGTAGGGTTACTTTTTAGATAGTCAGAGCAATAAGGAGCCCCCATATTAGGCAGACCGTTATAATGACCTTTGTTATAGTGAGCTATCATTTGAGCAAATACTTTAGCCTTCATATCCATAGTCTCAAAATCTACCACTTTGTAGCCCACTCCTACGCCTTTCTCTGTGGAATATACACCCTCTATGATTGTAAGAGGTATTTCCCAATATTTCACTATATTTTTCAGAAAGGTGATAGTTTCGGGTCGCTCCATTCCTGTATTGCAGAAAACATAGACTTTGTTATAGTCTGTATATTTAGGGTGGGTCTGTATATGCCTAGCCATACGAGCCGAGCTACGCCCTCCTGATACGGTTACAAGTAGGTTTTTCATGGTTCTATATTTTTTCTAAATTGTTTACATTTACTACAACTGTAGATCCACAAACCTCCACATTGTAACTTAGAGATTCATAACTAATGTAAGCAATACTAATAATTATACCCTCCTTATTCAGATTGATTATTCTTACTTTATCGCCTCTTTGAAAGTAAATACTTCTATCTTTTTTTTCCATTGTTCTATAAATTTTAATCGTTTAGCAATCATTGTTACTATATCCACGGTTACGGCATTACCTATGAGCTTGTATCGTTGTGTCTTAGCAATAGGTTTTATTATGCCGTTATAGTCACCATATTGAGTGAAGTTGTCAGGAAACCCTTGCAGTCGTTCGCATTCTATTTCTGTTAAGTATCTTATCTTATTATCTTTAGTTTTTATAAAGCTACCTGTAGAAGTACTATTTTTATAACCTCTTAATATTGTTCGTGAATAGTCGTATATATTCCTTGTCTTTTTAGAACTATCTTTTGCAATTTCTCCGAAAGGAAATACTCCTGGGATACTTTTTCCTCCAAGATGTCCGATAAGGTAAATCCGCTCTCTATTTTGGGGTAAAAGCCAGCTTGTATTAAGCAATTGCCATTCGATTGTATAACCCCCAATGTTGGTAAATTCTTTGAGAATTGCCCAAAAGTCTGTGCCAGCATTTGAGGAGAATGCTCCCTTAACATTCTCCCAGACAAATACACTT